CCTCTCTTTACTGACAACGCCTGGCGCACCAGAGGCAAGGCCGGCACCGGGCGAAGGTTTTGCCGCCAGCGCCGCGATCAGCCCCTCCACCTGCTCTTTCAGCCATTCGATTTCCTTGTCCTTCTTTCCGCTTGCAACAGTCCAACTATAGTGGTAACTTCTGCGCATAAGTTGCGGGCAACCAGACAACACAATAGGAGGTTATGAGGTGAAAATCAAGAGCGCAAAAAAAAGGGTCAGGAGCGGCGAGGTGACGCGGATCGCCGCCGAGCTGGGCGTGACGAAGGGTCACGTCAGCCGCTGCCTGCGGGGCTTGCGGTTCAGCGGGAGGGTCATGAGCGCGGCCAGAAGGAGGGCGTCATGAAGCGGGCGGGGTCGCGGGTTTCCACGGACAAGGACGGGCGGGTCTGGATCAGCGACCGGCTGGCGATCCGGACGGAGGATGTACGCTCGTTGGTCGTTGACAGGATGCTTTTTGTGAACAACACGTATATCGACCTGTCGGTTGACGAGCGGCGCGCTTTCCGGCTGGCGGTGCAAACCAAAGCCGAGAAGGGCGTGGAGGTATGAGCATCTATTTTCCGTTCAAAGATCAAGCCTTGCAAAAGCACGTGGAGTGGGCGAGGCAGGAGGCGGCGCTGAACGCCGTGGCCCGGGCGCTGGGGTGCTCGCGGCGGATAGTTTGGCTCGTTCTCTCCCGCAAGAGCAAGCGCACTTTGCGGGTGCTGGAAAAGATGGGGTACGAGATGAAGGAGGCGGTATGAGCAAGTCCGTTCACCCCCTGTTGCGCGAGTACGAGGTGCCAGCGGCGCACATCCTCACGGCGTTCGAGGTGCTGTGCCAGAAGTCGCGCCGGGACGACGCGACGAAGGCGCGGCTCCTGAACGAGGTCGACGGCCTGAAAAGGCGGCTGGCGAAGGCGGCCGGAAGGAGGGCGTCATGAACCGTTCCCTCCTGAGAGCCTGCCAGTGCGGCGGGCGCGCGGCGTGGTCGCCGGCGGGGAAGGCGGGCCGCAGGCGCGGACGGCCCTGGGCGCGGACGGAGCGCCTGGCGTGCCCGGCGTGCGGGAACGCGACGGGCTGGTGCGGCCTGGGGCCGGCCGCCAGGGAAGGCGAGCCGTTCGGGCCGGAGTGGCGCGGGCAGATGATGCGGATGGGCAAGGCCGACCTCGTGACGCTGTACGAGGCGCGCTGCAAGGAGGGTCTGGCGATGGAGGCGGCGGCGCGCGGAAAGCGCGAGAAGATCTCGGCGCTGGAGGAGGCGGTCGCACGGCTTCGCGTGTGGCGGACCCGGCGGGAGCTGGCGGCGGTGATCGACCGGCTGGTGCAGCGCGGGATCGTCGCGAAGGCGGACGCGGCCGGGGCGAAGAGCAAGCTCATGGAAAGTAATGGGTAACAGGTAAGAGGTAATAGGCAGGAGGTGCGGGATGAGCGGGATCACGTGCGAGATGAAGTGCGCGGAGTGCGCGCGGGTGATGTGCACCGGGGCGAGGAAGCTGGCGGAGGAGGCCAGAGCCGGAAGCGGCTCCGCTCCGGATGCGGAGACGGGTAAGGCGGGGCACATGAAGGACCCGTGCGACCCGGCGACCCCGCCGGTTGTCGGATCGATGTGCATCGTGCTTACCGAAGACACCGAGGTGCCGCTGCGCACGGCTTACTGGTGCAGCGGAGTCTGGCGTGATCCGCACACGGCGCGGCCCCTGGTCCCCGGTGTGAAACGCTACTGCCTGATGGCAGAGGCTGTAGCCGTCCTGTGCGGCGCGGAAGGGGTCGGGCGATGAACGCTTTGACGGAATACAGGAGGCCGGGCGCGGCGTACCGGGCCGAGGCGGACAGGAGCCCGTGGCGGGCGCTGGGCGGCTGGCACCGGAGGGACGGCGGGGATTGGGCGCTGGTGTTCGCGAACAGCCACCGGCGGACCCTGGCGCGGCGGGCGGTGGTCTGCCTGGACAAGGGCGCGTGGGTCTGGCGGGTGGAGGAGTTCGACCTGCGCAGCCGCCGGGTGCGGCGGATCGCGAACCGGAGCGCGGCGGGCCGGTGGTACGTGAGCGCCTGGGCGGCGATGCCGTGGGCGGACGCGGCGGCGAGGACAAGTGATTAGGTAAGAGGTAATAGGTAGTAGGTAAGAGGTGAGGAAGGAGGGTTGAGGCATGGAGAAGAGGTACCGGGTGAAGAGCGTGCGGACGGGCCGGCGGCTGGACTGCCGGATGGAGGGCGGCCGGCTGGTGGCGGGCCTGGCTCTTTACGGGGAGGTGAGGGCTTTCCCCAGGGCGCAGGCGCAGGCGCTGGCCTGCGTGTGGATCGCGGCCGGGGGCGACGACAGCCTTGTGATCGAGGAGGCTGGCCATGACGCTTGAACAGATAACGTTGTTCGGGGTAAGGGGCGAGCGGGTGAGGATACGGAAGCAGTCGCCGATCGCGAAGCTCGCGGTGGGCGATACGGTGGACTTCCACCTGCGGATCGGCGGGGACGTGACGAGCGCGGGACACAGGGTGCTGGAGGTGCAGCCGAGGCCAAACAACTTCGGCTGCGACGTGGCGCGGATCAGCGGCAAGTCCGGCTGGGTGGCGACGGCGGCGCTGACCAGGGCTGGCGGATCGCCCAACGCTCAAGGCGGAGCGTCCACGGAATGCGAACTGCTGATCCTGCTGGCCGCCGCGATCGCGTGCATCGTCCTCGCCGGGGCGATCGACCGGCGCGGGGTGCGGGTGCCGGTGGCGTGGCTGAAGGAGTACCCGGACCCGGTGTGCGAGCTGTGCGGGAAGGTTCTGGACGGGACAAGTGACGTGTGCTTAGAGGAGGTGGAGTGATGGTCTACGTGCTGAAGATCGGGTATCTGAGTTTCGCGTTTCCGACGAGCCGCGGGCTGCAGACGGTCATGGACACGCTCGGCAAGGCCCGCGAGCTGAAGCGCGGATACCAGCCCGGGTATGACCAGCCCGAGGAGATGGAGCTGGAGGACAAGCCGGTGGCGGTGAGCATGCACTGCGTGCCGGGCGTGTCGTTCGTGAGCGGCGCGAAGAAGAGCCGGCGCGAGGTGATCGAGCCGGAGGTGATGCCGAGGGAGCGGGGCGAGAGCGACGCGGTGTTCGCGATGCGGGCGACGCGCCCCAGGGCCAAGCGGCCGAGCGTGTTTTCGGGTGACGGCGGCGGACGGCTGCTGCCGCAGTTTGAACGGATGCTGCTGGAGGAAGGAAAGAAATGAAGAAGGCTGTTGATCTTGAAAAGAAACCGTGCGCCCACGCGGACAAGAAGGGGCGGTGCGCGAATCCGGAGAACAACGGGCAGGGACGCACGTGCTTCGGGTGCGAGGATTATCGGGAGGAGGGGAAGAACGCCGAACGCCGAACGCCCAACGCTCAACTCTCAACGGGGAAGGGGACCACGGGCGGGACGCCCGTGCCACAAGCTTCGCAGGCCGGCGCGTGCGCGTGCGAAGGGGAGGAGGGGCCGGACGTGACGGCGGAGGAGGTCGTAAGGGCTTACGTGGACGCGGTTAACGGGGTGCTCGCGGTGATCCGGTTCGGGGCTATGCTGCTGGTGAAGGACATGAGTCTCACACGTGAGACTCATCAAGGAGGCTGCTGCCAGACGGGCGACACCCTGAAGGCGTGGCTGCAGGCGAACGCGCCGGACGTGAACTACAAGACGGCGATGCGGATGAAGGGGACGGCGGAGGCGGTGTGCGCGGGGCTGGGCGTGGCGGCCGGGCTGCTCTTGCGGGCGCTGGGCCCGGACGTGAAGGCGCTGGAGGAGGAGGAGATCTACGTGCGGGAGCGCCTCATCGAGATCGTGCACGGGAAGAGCGAGCGCAGCCTGGTGCTGTGGCTCAAAGGCGGGGCGCCCGCGCTGACCGAAGGCAAGGATGCCGAGGACGCGGGCAAGGCGGACGAGCTGGCGCTGGACGCGGCGCGGAAGTTCGGACGGCTGGCGTCGGACGCGCTCAAGTGCCTGGACCGGCGGCAGCAGACGGAGCTGCGCAAGGTGCTGGCCAAGGAGCTGCGGAGGGAGCTGGGGCCGAAGGGGCTGGTGTGGCTGGCCGCGGTGATCGAAGAAGCCGAGGGATAACTAACAGCTAACAGCTAACAGTTAATAGTTGGGATGCGGGAGAGAGGGAGGCGGGCATGATGCGGAAGATGGACGCGGAGGGGGCGCTGGCGGTGGCCGAGAGCCACGTGTCGGCGGGCATGAGCGAGGGCTTCGCGGCGAAGGCGGCTGGGATCTCGGCGGCGACGTTCAAGAGGTGGCGGCAGCGGGCCGAGGCGGGCAAGCCGCTCAAGGACTACTCGGGCAGCGGCCGGCCGCCGAGCTGCGAGGTGTGCGAGGCGGACGCGGCGGTGCTGCGGTCTTACGTGATCCGGGCGAACGTGGGGCGGCGGCGCGTGAGCGCGGCGGGCGGCTGCAGGCTGGCGGCGATGGACCCGGACAGCGGCCTGTCCGAGGCCTTGCGGGGGGCGATCCTCAAGCCGCGGGCCGACCCGTCGGCGCTGCCCAGGCCGGTGCTGCAGGCGGTGCGCGAGGTCTCCGCGCCCGCGGTGGTCGGCCGCTACCGGGACGCCAGGGACGGGCTCAACAACGGGCTGTACGCGCCGGGCTACCTGCGCTGCCCGGAGGACGCGATCCACCGCAGGTTCAGGCCGCTGGAGCGCACGGTGTGGGACGACGGGTCGACCAACTTCCTCTTCTGGGTTCCGTGGGAGCGCGGCGGGGACCGGTGCAGCGACCGCTTCGGCGTGCGCCTGGTGCGCGGGCAGATGCTGGCCTGCATCGACTCGGGGAGCGGGCACTGCGTGCACTACAGTTTCGTGGTGAGGGAGCGCGACAGCTACACGGCGGGCGACGTGTGCGCGGCGCTGGGCGCGGCGTGGGCGGCGCACGGCGTGCCGGCCGGCACGGTGATGGAGGGCGGGAGCTGGCAGGCCGCGCGGACGATGGAGCTGTGCAGGCGCGGAGGGTCTGACGTGGTGAGCGCGAAAGGCAGGCCGATCCAGAAGCTGGTGGAGCGGTTCTTCGGGAACGTATGGACGGCGCACGCGGGGCTGTGTCCGGACGGGCACATCGGCCGCTTCCGGGGGGAGACGTGGAAGGAGAGCAAGGATTCGCAGGCGTGCAGGGACGGCCGGCTCGACCCGCGCAAGGCGTTCCCCTGCATGACCGCGTTCCTCGGGGGGCTTGACCGGTCGGTCGACATCGCGAACCGGACGGAAATCAACAGCAAGACGTACGGGCGCTGGACGCCGTGCGAGCGGTTCGCGGCCGAGGAGCCGGCCAGCCACCGGCTGCCGACGGGCCTTGAGCGGCTGACGCTGCCCGTGATCGAGCAGCGGACGGTGAAGCGCGGCGGCATGGTGACGGTGCGGGCGGCGAACGCGGCGGGCGTGGACTGGGAGTTCGCGTTCGCCGTGGCGGACGGGCACAAATGGGACGGGGCGCGGGTGAGCGTGGCGTTCGACCCGCGCTTCCCGGAGCGGGGCGCGGACGTGCGGCTCTCAGGAAAGCAGGCGCACGGGCCGGACTTCCTCCTGGTGGACGCCGAGGCTGCGAGCATGGGGCCGGCGCCGGTGCTGGACGCGGCCGGGCCGGCGTGGTCGCTCAGGTGGTTCGACAGCCGCGAGCAGGCGCGGGAGGCCAAGGCGCGGGCGCGGGCCGCGGTGCTGACCGTGGCGCGCAGCGCGGACAGCCGCGGGCGGATGACGCCGGCGAGGACGGAGGACGGAGACCGGAGGCCGGAGGACGGCGGGCGGAGGCCGGAGGTCGAGAAGGCGGCGGAACTGGCGTGGCCGGAGCCGAAGGCTGAGGCCGGGGAGCTGATGGATTTGTTCGCGTGAGGCGCGGAGAAGGCTGTTAGGCTGAAGGCTGTTAGGCTGTTAGGCTGAAGAGGGAAACGAAACGGAAAGGGGTAGAGAGATGAACGGTGAAGGAGTGAAGAGGTACTGGGAGGAGGCGGCGCGGCGCGGGCTGAGCCTGCGGGCCGCGGCGAAGGCGGCGGGGCTGGACGGCTCGACGCTGTGCCGGGCGCTGAAGGGCACTTACGCCGGCGACGCGGCGGCAGTGGAGGCGAAGTGCGCCCGGGCGCTGGACGCGATGTCCGGACCGGCGGTGATCCAGACGAGCGTGGTGGCCGGGTGCCGGGCGGTGTGCGCGGCGGCGTTCGCGGCCCGCGAGATCGGTATGGTGTGGGGTCCCACGCAGAGCGGCAAGACCACGGCGCTGGAGCAGTGCTGCCGCGAGAGCGGCGAGTACCGCATGTTCCGGTTCCCGGCCACGGCGGGCACGGGCGCGCTGGCCGAGGAGATCGCCCGGGCGTACGGCGTGACAACGGACGGCGCGGGTTTCCGGGAGAACCGGCGGCGGATCATGGACGCGGCGCGCGACACGCTGCTCATCGCGGACGAGGTTCACGAGGCGTTCGCGGCCCACGGCCACGGCGCGGCGGTGCGCGAGCTGGAGTTCATCCGCGAGATCTACGACCGCACCGGCTGCGGCGTGGTGCTGTGCGGCACCGAGGCGCTGCCGCGCTCCTTCGGCTCCAACCAGTTCGCGGCGGTGCTGCGGCAGACGCTGGAGCGCGGGCTGGTGCGCAAGGCGTTCGGCGGGCGGCCGGCCTGGCGCGACGTGACGGCGGCGGCGCGGCACCACGGCATCGCGGAGGCGCTCGACGATGCCGCCTCGAAGCAGTGGCAGGCGCGGCTCAAGGGCATGAGCTTCGGGGCCGTGTGCCGCCTGCTGCGGTCGGCGGCGCACATGGCGGGCAAGCGCGGCAGGCCCATGGCCTGGGAGCGCGTGGCCGAGGCGCTGGCCACGCTGGACCAGTTCGCCGCCGCGGAATAGGCGGGGAGAAGTAAGAGGTAACAGGTAATAGGTTTGGAAGGAGACGAGGCGATGAAGATCACGATCAAGAGGAAAGGCAAGGGGGCCGTGATGCGGATCACGGCGGAGAACAAGCGGGACCAGAGGCTTCTGGCCGGGGCGATCCGGAAGGGGCTGGGCATCAAGGCGGATGAGAAGGAAGGAGGCGACGGCAAATGAGCGAGGCGAAGAAGATTCCGGAGGGGTACATGGAGAACGGGCTGGGGCACCTGGTGCCCGTGGCGAACGTCCCGGCGCTGGACGTGCTGCGCAACGAGACGGTGCGCGGTCTGGTGGAGCGGGCCGAGCAGGTCGGCCGGGCCGTGGCGGAGTTCAGGGCGCTGGCAGCGGCGCGCGTGGCGGAGTTCTGCGAGATGAGCGCGTCGGCCTACGGCGTGGAGCTGGGCGGAGAGAAGGGCAACGTGACGATCGTGTCCTTCGACGGCAGCATGAAGGTGGTGCGGTCGCGGGCCGACGAGATCGCCTTCACCGAGGAAGTGCGCGTCACCCGCGAGCTGTGCTTCCGCTGCATCGAGAAATGGAGCGCGGGCGCCAACGCCAACCTCGCCACGCTGGTGCGCAAGAGCTTCGAGACGGACAAGGACGGGCACCTCTCCGCGTCGAAGATCCTGAGCCTGCGCTCCTACGAGATCACCGGGGACGCGGACTGGGACGCGGCGATGGCGGCTCTCGACGGCGCGATCCAGGTGATCGGCAGCCGCCAGTACGTGCGGTTCTACCGGCGCGGCCCGGACGGCAAATACGCGCAGGTCGGCGTGGACTGCGGGAAGGGGGGCGCATGAGAACGAGCTGGGGCGACCTCGTGCGGGCCAAGCTGGGCATGACCAAGGGCGACGTGTTCAGCGTGCCCGACGCGGCGGAGCTGCTCGGGATCAGCGACGCGACCCTGCGCGGGATGGTCCGCTCCGGGAACTGCTCGGCGACCGACGTGCGCCTGGACGGCAAGGCGCTCTGGCGTTTGACCCGCGCCGACATCCTGGCGTATGTCGACAAGGTGGAGGCCCGCGCTTGACGCCAAACGTCCAAAGGTCTAATCTGTTGGCAACTTCCGTCCAAGAGGTTACTGATAGAACTAGGCCTTCTGATCATTTTCGGGGCCGTATGCGTTGCGCTTCGGCGCAGGGTGTGTTCTGTCACATCCTCTTGGACGGACGCATGCGGCCCCGTTTTTTTGTACCCGTGTCCAAGCGGGGGAAGCGGGGCCAGTCACAGTCAAAGGAACAGAACCTTATGACACTGAACGGATTCAGCGGCGGACTCATGACCGTCGCCTTCGACGCCTTCGAGCTCGCGCTCCTGGGCGACGCCCTCAAGAACGGCAACAAGGAAGACGAGCCCCTCGGGGCATGCCAGTGGCGGCACACCGCCGGCGGCTTCTTCCTCATGGCATCCCTCGCGTCCCGCCTCGCCGACCTGCCCAAGGGCGCGTCCGAGGTCCGCGATTTCATCGCGCACGAACCGCAAGACACACGTAAGGAGTTCTTCCATGAAACAACTGAGTGCTGACCTGACCACGCCCGACCTGTTCGGGACCGAAATCCGCAGAGTTGACATTAACGGCGAAGACTGGTTCGCCGCCCAAGACGTTTGCAAAGCGCTCGAAATTGGCAACATTACAATGGCCTTGAGAGCGCTCGATGAAGACGAAAAGGGTCTCAATAGTGTTGAGACCCTTGGCGGCTTTCAAATGCTCAACATCGTGTCAGAATCCGGCCTCTTCCATCTCACCTTCCTGAGCCGGAAGCCGGTCGCGAAAGCCTTCCGGCGCTGGGTGACAAAGGAGCTGCTGCCCGCGATCCGCAGGCAGGGGTTCTACGCCGACCCCAACCTGATGCTCCGGACGAAGGAATACCTGCTCATGCGCGAGATCGCCAACCCGTCGGACGGCTTCGGCCACACCTGCATGGCCGTCTGCCGCAGGATCGGCGTCACGCCCGAGCGGCACCGCAAGCGCGGCCACGCCTTCCCGGCCCGCGTGCTCGACGAGGCTGCGCGGGGCAAGCCGGCCGGGCGCGGGCCGCTCGTCAGGGGCGAGGCGGTAGACGTGTTCGTCTTCATCGCAAAGGGGGTGGAGTAGTAGTCCACATTCTTTGATAGCAAGGGTGTCCATACTGTGGACGCCCTTTGTGACCTGACCCGATTAATTATCGGGTCAGCTTTTGCGGGCGGGGAATTTCCCAGCCCGCTTTTTTATTGCGAAAATTGCGAAAGTTCCGCGTCTACGCGCACGCGCCTGCGAAGGCCAAGATATATTGCGCGGCGTCATCGGGACACTCCTCCGGGCGCCGCGCGTCCCCGGAACCCACAAGGCCTTCATGAGGGCCGACGCGTAACTTTTGAAAGGGCCATGCGCATGGACATGCCGGACGTCGGGATCGGGATCAGCTACGGGGCCGCCGGCCTTCTGACGGGCCTCGCGGCCACGTACATCAAGGCCAGGTTCGCCGCGGCGCGGAAGGCGCCCGAGCAGGTGGCCCTCTCGCCTGACCCGCTGCGCGTGGAGATCCAGAGGACCTACGCGACCAAGGAAGACCTGCGGGTGCTGGACGAGCGCATCGAGCGCCGGATCGGCGAGACGCTGGGCGCGCTGCGCTGCGACATCTCCGGCCTGCGCGCGGACATCAAGGATTTCAACGACGCCGCGGAGGCGAGGACCTCGGCGGCGCACAAGCGCATCGACGCGATCAAGGACATGTGCCTGGCGCGCGGAAAGGGGTGCAAGTGAGATACGACGAAGTGAACCGGCGGCACTGCCTGGAGGTGCTGGACCTGCACGAGGGCGTGGACACCGGGGAGCGCGACGTGTGCGCCCAGGTTCAGGCCCTGCGCCCGAGCGCCACGAAAGAGGAAGTGGCGGACGCGCTGTCCTGGCTGCGCACGCAGGGCTTCGCCGAGCGGCGCGAGAAGCCGCTGGCCGGCACGGTGTGGCGCATCACAAGGGACGGGACGGCGGCGCTGAGGGTGCTGTGAGGGAGAAGGCTGTCAGGCTATTAGACTGTTAGGCTGTTAGGGAGACGGGAAGCATGGCGAACGGGCGGAAAACACGGTGCGACCGGTGGGACGCGAAGGCGAGACTGACGGAAGATCAGGTCTGGCGCGCGTACGACGTGTTTGGCCGAAGCCACTGGGTGGAGTTTCTGGCGTGGGCCGGGAACGAACTGCCCGGCGTCAAGATCCCCAGCCGAAACTCGATGTACGAGTGGTACGACGACCTCGAATCCAAAGAGGCCGCGCACCGCGTGAAGCAGGCGGTCGACGCGAGGAAGGAAATCGGGGAGCTGGCCGAGACCGCCGCGCTGGACGCTGAGCTGGTCAGCGCCTACAAGAGCATGGGGGCCAAGGCCGCGCTGCTCGGGAACAAGGCCGAGGCCGTGGCGCTGACGAAGATGGCGCTGGGGCTGGCCGGGCAGCAGGTGGAGTCCGAGAAGGTCAGGCTGCAGCGGGACCGCTTCGAGTTCGACGCCGCCAAAAAGGCCATGGAGAAGGCGGCGCTCATCAAGGGAATCATGGCCGACTCGTCCATGGACGACGACGCGAAGATCCTCAAGGTGCGCCAGGCGCTGTTCGGGGAGGTGCCGCAATGACCTCCCAGCTCCTGACCCAGAGCCTGATCCGCTTCCGCGGCTACCAGCGCGACGTCTTCCTGGACCGCACCACGGGCGTCGTGGTCCTGCACTGGTCGCGCCAGATCGGCAAGAGCTTCACCCTGGCGGCGTGGGCGGTCGACCGCCTGCTCACGCGCCCGGGCCGCCTGGTGACGGTGCTCTCCAACAGCCGCGACAACGGCGCGGAGTTCGTGCTCAAGTGCCACGAGGTGTGCAACCTGCTCGGTGTGGCGATAGAAGGCGCGGACCTGTCCCCCGACATCTCGTACGACAACATGCGGTTCGAGCTGACGATCACGGTCAAGGGGCGCAAGGGGCGCATCAAGGTTTTGGCCGCGAACCCCCGCACCGCGCGCGGCTTCTCCGGCGACCTGATCCTGGACGAGTTCGCGTTCCACGAGGACTCGAACGCCATCTGGGAGGCGGCCGAGCCGATCCTCTCCAGCAACCCCGACTTCCTCTGCCGCATCGCCTCCACCGGCAACGGCGTCCGGAACATGTTCTACCGCATGGCGACGGAGGGCAAGTTCAAGGTGTCCCGCGTCCGCCGCACGGACGCCTACGCGATGGGCGTCAAGATCTACGACGCCAACACCCGCAAGCCGATCACCCCCGACGAGGCGCGCGAGCAGGCGATGGACAAGGCCGCCTACGACCAGAACTACGAGTGCGCCTTCGCGAACGAGTCCGGCGCCCTGCTGACGCAGGAGCTTATCAGCGAGGCTTCCTCCGGCTACGACGGCGGGGTCATCTGCGAACAGGACTGGAGCGAGCGCGCCGTCGAGATCATGAGGGCCGCGAAAGGCCCCCTCTACGCCGGCTGCGACGTGGCCCGCCGCCGCGACTTCACCTTCGTGCCCGTCGGCGAGAAAGACGGCTCCAGCCTGCAGGTGAGGGCCTGCCTGCGCATGCGCGACATGCGCCTGCCGGACCAGAAGCGCAGGCTTGAGACCGTCCTGAAGCTCCCCCTGTTCAAGCGGATAGCGATCGACATGACGGGCATCGGGCTCGGGCTGTTCGAGTTCACCGAGGAGGCTTTCCCCGGCAAGGTCGTCGGCGTCGACTTTTCGACCACCGTCGAGATCACCCAGCGCATCAAGGCCGAAGGGCGCAAGGCCCCGCGCGTGCGGGTCACGGAGGCGATGGCAATGAATCTGCTCGGCTACTATGAGGACTGCCGAATCAAGCACCCGGTCGACGCGATCTACCGCGACGACCTGCGCAAGCCCGAGCGCATCACCACGCCCGGCGGGCGCGTCTCCATCGCGGCCACCCGCGACGAGGCCGGACACGCCGACCACTTCTGGGGCAACGCGCTGATGTGCGAGGCGGCCGCGGGCAAAGGCAACGGCAACGGCTCGTCGGCCAGGCCGCGCGCGGCCAGCCGCTTCGAGCGCGGAAGGAGTGTGGCGTGAGGATCCCGTTCACAGGCATCGACATCACGGTCAAGCGGTCCCCGGCGTTCGGCCCGGCCCGGGCGTCCTCGGCCATCGCGTCGCGCTCGGACCCGCTGCGCTTCCTGGACCCGGAGCGGCTGGCACGCGCCATCCAGTCCTTCCGGAGCGGCTACCTGCGCGAGATGGCGGACATCATCGACCAGCTCGAGGAGCGCGACGACACCACGCGCAGCGCCTCGCGCAAGGCGTTCGCCGCCGCCTCGCGCTGCCCGCACCGCATCCTGATCCGAGAGGGCGAGGAGCGCAACCCCCGCGCCAAGCTGCACAAGGACATCCTCACCCGCTTCTGGAGCAAGGTCGAGGTCCGCGACGCCTTCGCCCGCAACGCCTGCGGCGGCATGCGCGCCCTCAAGAAGGGCATGGCCATGGCGCTCTCGCGCTACTGGTCCGTCCACGAGATCACCTGGACGCCGCTCGCCTCGGGCGAGATCCGCGCCACGTTCTGGCGGCTGCCGCTCTCGCGCTTCGAGAACCGCACCGGTACGCTGCGCTTCCTGGAGGGCGACGGCTCGCTGGAGGGCCGGCCCCTGGAGCCGGGCGGCTGGCTCATCGCCCAGGGCGACGGCGTCGGCGTGGCCGCGGCGGTCGCCGCCGTCTCCAAGCGCCTCTCGCTGCAGGACTGGCTGCTCTACTCCGAGCGCTGCGGCCAGCCGGGCGTCCACGCCAAGACCGACGCGGCGGCGGGCTCGCCCGAATGGGAGGCGCTGCTGCAGGACCTCAACGGCCTGGTGCGCGACTGGAAGCTGCTCACGGACAAGGGCGTGGACCTCACCCCCGTGCCGCTCTCGACGCCCGGCACGCTGCCCTATCCCGAGCTGATCGCCCGCATGGACCGCGCGATCGCGAGTCTCTATCGGGGCGCGGACCTCTCGACCGTGTCCGGAGGCGAGGGCGGCGACGTGGGCGCGTCCCTGCAGGGCGACGAGACCGACATCCTGGACTCCGACACCTGCGAGATGATCAGCGAGGCGCTGCAGCGGCAGGTCGACCCCTTCGTGATCCGCTGGACCTGCGGCGACGACGAGCCCCTCGCCGGCGTCAGCGTGTCGCTGCCCGAGCGGCCCTTCACGGACCTCGACCTGCGGGCCGACGAGACGCTGCTCAAGCTCGGCGCGCGCCTCAGCAAGCGCCAGGCCCTGCAGCGCTACGGCCGCACCGAGTCGGCGGACGACGAGCCGGGCGACGCCCTGCACGCCCCGGAGGCGCTGACGGCGGCGGCGGACGAGAACGCTCAACGCTCAACGCTCAACGTTCAACGCTCAACGTCCGGCACGCCGGCCGCCGGAGATCCGGACGGACAGCAATCCGTGGCTGAGACGGGCAAAGTCCAGGACGCGGCCATGAACGGCGCGCAGGTCGCCTCGCTGATCGACATCATCGCCAAGGTCAAGACCGGGGAGATCGACCGGGCCGCGGCGCCCGCGATCATCAACGCGGCCTTCCCACTGCTGACCCCTGTCCAGGTCGCGGCCATGCTGCCGCCGACCGCACCCGCGCTGCCGCACGAGAAGGGCGCGGCCGCGCTGGACCAGACCGACGACGCGATCTACGAGACCGCCGCGCTGGAGGCGCTCGCCGCCGCGCGGGCCGGAGGGCTGGAGGCGCTCACCGACATGCTGCTGGAGGCGCTGGACGCCGGCGACGAGGAGGCGATGCGCGCCAGGCTGCAGGCCGCGTACGACGCGCTGCCCGCGATGGCCGCGGATCCGGAGGCGGACAAGGCGTCCGCCGACCTGGCCGGCCGCATCCTGCTCGGGGCGGTGCAACAGGGCAAGGCACAATCGGGGAAGAAATGAGAACGCTCAACGTTCAACGCTCAACGTTCAACGCTCAACCGGGAGAGGGAAAGAAGTGAAGACTAAAACGACGAACATCATTTCAGTGGCGCACGAGATGCCGGCGGGCGAGCTGCAGCCGGACGCGATCCCGGTGCCCTACGGCACGCGCAAGACCCTGGCCATGGGGCCGCAGGTCGGAGAGATCGACGAGGCGTTCACACGCCATGGGGCCGAAGCCATCGCGGCGGACCTCGCCGAGCGGTCCGGCAAGAAGGGCTTCAAGGGCTACCCGGTCTACCACGGGCACCCGGACGCGCCGGCCCCCGTCGGGACGAAGTACCCGAACAAGGCGGCGGTCGGCTGGATCACCGCCGTCGAGCCGGGCGCGACCGAGGCCGTGTTCCACGTGCGCTGGCTGAGCAACCCGGGCGAGGGCTTCAGCCACTGCTCCCCGTACTGGGGCGGCACGTTCGACGCGTCGAAGAAGCTGCTCGTCGTGACGAAGTTCAAATCCCTGGGGCTGACGAACGACCCCGACTATGACGACATGAGCCTGCCCCACGAGGGGGCGGGCGAGGAAAACAACCCCGGCACGCCGGGCGAAACAAACAAGGAGAGACGCATGGATCCGAAAGCCATCGCGAAACTGCTCGGCCTGCCCGAGACGGCGACCGAGGAGGAGATCAACGCGGCGATCGCAACGGCCCTGAAGGCCAAGGCCGACGCCGAGGCGCAGGCCAAGACGGCCGGCGACGCCAAGACGACGGCCGAGACCGCGCTCGAGCACGAGCGCCAGGCGCACCGCGGCACGATCCTCGACCGCGCGGTCGCGGACGGCCGCATCACCGCCGCCGAGCGCGGCGTGTGGGAGGCGCGGCTCGCGCACGAGAAGAGCTTCGGCAACGAGGTCAAGGCGCTGGACGCCCTGCCCAAGAAGCTGAAGACCGACCCGTCCGCCAAGGGCGGGCGGCCGGCGAACGCGAACCGCGACCAGGTCGTGGCCCTCGCTCACGAGAAGATGGCGGGCGACAGGTCGCTCGACTTCAGCGCCGCCTACCAGGCGGTCAAGGCCGAGCGCCCCGAGCTGTGGGCGACCGGCGGAAAGGAAGGGTGAGGCCATGGGCCTGACAAGCGGAACACATGAGCGGGCCGTGACCCGCAAGGCGGGCGCCGCCATCCTCAAGGGGCAGGCGCTCAAGGCCGGCGCGAACGCCGGAGAGGTGATCCCCGCCGCGGCGGGCACCGACGTCGTGATCGGCGTGGCGGGCGACGCCGCCGCGTCCGGCGAGAGCGTCCCCGTGATGCTCCTGGGCGGCGCGGGCGGCAGCGTCGGGGTGCTGGCCACCGGCGAGCTCGCCGTCGGGGACGCCGTGGGCGTGCTCGGCGCGGCCGTGACGACCGGCCTGCACATCGGGCGCGCCCTGGAGGCCGCCGCCTCCGGAGAGCTGTGCGAGACCGACCCCACCACCTGCGCCACGCTGTAAGGCTGAAGGCTGTCAGGCTGAAGGCCGAGAGGCTGTTAGACCGAGAGGAAACAAGGACACTATGAAAGAGACTCTGATGGACATTATCCTGCCGCCCGGCGCCGCGCTGGCCCACGGGCAGGTCGCCCTCGCCCACGAGGCCGCGTTCAACGCCGCCTTCCTGAGCGAGGGGCTCACCGGCTACGCCGTGGGCTTTCCCGGCACCGCCGACCTGGCGGCCGAGCTGGACATGCTGGCCCCGCCCGTGACCGTGGCGGACCTGTTCGAGTACCACGTGGAGTCGAGCGCCGAGGCGTTCCTCACCGAGACGGACGACTCGGACGTGCGCGCCGTGGGCGCGGAGTTCAAGACCGTGCGCGTGACCGGCTCCAAGGTGACGGCCGCGCTCAAGCACAAGGGCCTGACCAAGCGCCTGGACGTGCGGCAGATCGCCGCCGACCCCATGGCGAAGGAGAAGGCCGTGGCCTCGCTCAAGGCGCGGCTGCTGCGCGCCGAGATCTACCGCGCGGCGCAGATGCTCTACGCCGCCGTGACGCCCGGGTCCAAGACCTGGACCACCGGCGACGGCGACACGGACCCGGACACGGATGTGCTGGAGTCCATCGCGGGCATGCTGACCGCGGCCGGCGTGCTGCCGAACCGCGCGGTGTACTCCACCGGCGCCTGGATCAAGCGCGTCAAAGGGCTGCGTATGCGCCTGGACGCGGGCGGCTTCGCCAACGCCGGGTTCAGCGAGCAGCAGCTCGCCGACTTCCTGGGGGTGGACAAGGTGCTGCGCTCCCGCAGCGCGCGCACCGTGTCGGCCGCGGGCGGCAAGGCGGGGATCGTCGGCGCGAACCGCGTCTACGTCTTCAACGCCCAGGACCAGATCGGCCCCGAGGACCCCTCGAACATCAAGCGCTTCGTCAATGGGACGTTCGAGGTGTTCGAGCAGCAGGTCAGCTCGGCGACGGTGGACATCACGGTCGCGCACCTGTCGCTGGTCTCGGTGACGAGCACGCTCGGCATCGCGGTGCTCGACGTGGCGTAACCCCATGTGGCGCGAACTCACAGAGCGGGACATCCGCGACGCGCTCTCCGACCGCGAGGTCGAGAGCTACGCGCGCGCCGCCGCCGGCCCCGAATGGGATCCGGAGGCTGCGGCGCGTATCCTCGCCAAGACGGCGGACACGGTGCGCGGCTACATCGCGACGTCGCCCAGGCGCGTCGCGATGGGGCCGGACCGCACCCTGCCCGCCTCGCTGGTGGGGCCGGCGGCGGACCACGCGGCCGTCACGCTCCTGCGCCGGATACCGAAAGAGATCCGCAGGGAGCGGCTGGACGCGCGGGCCGAGGCGGTCGAGCTCTTCAAGGCCGTGGCCAAGGGCGAGATCGCCGTCGAGGACTACGCCGCGAGCGCGGACGCCGCCGGAACCGTCCGGCGCGTGTCCGCCCTCGCGGCCGGCTCGGGCCGCCAGAGGGCCGGGGCCGACCAGCTGGAGGGAACGCCGTGAGGACTGCCGCCGCAACCGTGTTGCAAAGCTGTTGCATTTCGCCCAGGACGCGTCCGGCCCCCCGGAACGTATCCGAGCAACCCCCCGCGCCGTCCGCGGCGCGGCGGGGCCTTCCCGCCCGTTTTACGCCGGGCGGCTGTCAAAGGGGAACATGACCCACGAGGATATCCAGAAGGCGGTCGAGGCGCTGATCCGCTCCAAGCCGTGGTTCGGCCGGCGCGGCTACGCCCCGGTGCGCGAGTCCTCCGGCAGCCTCGACGAGGAGCTGGAGGCGGCGCTCCGCGGCGGCGAGGGCTGCGCCATCCTCGTCTCGGTCGGCGCGTTCGACCCCGAGACCTCGGACTCCGAGACGGCGGTCGGCACGCTCGAGGTCCGCTGCGCCGTGGCGGAGAACCCGCCGCTCAACCGCGCCCGGGCCGGCTGGGCGAGCGCCTCGCAGTCCGCCGAATACCTGGCGAGCTGGCTCAACCTCAAGCAGATCGGCGCGGAGACGCTCTACCGCCCGGCCGTCAGGCCCGACCACACGCCGGAGCTGCTCCGGCACACCGTGACCCTCAGACTCAACCACGCGCTGGAAGCGGCGCCCGAAGACCAGGAGTAAACCACCATGTCAGGCATCACCCGTCAAAGCATCTACCGCGGCCCCGGCCGGCTCACGCTCGGCTCGACCGTCATCGACAACAAAGACGGCATCTCGCTCTCGCAGGAGGCCGTCACGGCGGACGTCGGGTCCGACCTCAACGCCTTTCTCGGCTCCCTCCAGACCGACCAGAAGCTCACCGTCGGGACCACGCCCTACGGGGCCCTGAGCGAGGCGCTGCTCGCCGCGCTCTACCCCGCCGCGTACCGGACCCCCGCGCCCGGCTCCAGCCTCTTCGGCGCGGCGGACGTGCCCTGCACCATCCATTCGACGGCCGGCGTGCTCGTCACCCTGTTCAGCGCCGCGCTCACCACGCTGCCGCCGCTCGTCCTCTCCGCGGTCGCCACCGCCTTCGGCCCGATGGAGATCACCGCGCTGCCCGCCAACGGCAAGCTCCCCGGCGAGACCGACGCGCTGCTCAAGGCCGCCGCGTCCGCGTTCTCCGGCTCCACGGCCCAGGCGCGGCCGCCGACCGGCGCCAAGTACTCCGCCGCGTTCGGGTCCCTGACCTTCGCCGAGACGGTCGCCGGCTTCCGCTCCGAGTTCCCCGTTTCCACCGAGCCGGTCCCGTCGGACAACGCCGGCACGCTGGACCTGACCCTCGCGGGCGTGCGGCCGGCGTGCCGCTTCCAGCCGCTGGACCAGACCGAGGCCGCCCTCATCGCGCTGCTGGGGCTCAACCGCGCCCGCGGCTCCTCCACCGCCTCCGGAGAGGACCTCGTCATCACCGGGACCAACGGGCTGGTCCTCACGCTCTTCAACTGCGCCGTGCTGCAGGGGCCGCTCAACTGGGGCGTCGCCGCCCTGCGCGACGGCGAGCTGCTCTTCCAGGCCTCGCCCGACCCGGACACCGGCATGATCTTCGACATCGCCTACACCGATCCGGTAGCTTAGGAGGCCCGGCCGATGAAGCCCACACTTCTTGCTTTTTACCTCTTGCTTCTCACTTCTCTCCGCGCCCAGGTGCCCTTCGCCTGGGAGGCGGACGCGTCGCAGGCGCGCCCCGCCCAGAAGGACGTGTACCGCGGCGAGACCGTGGCCCTGCGCCCCTCCTGGACGGGCGAGGGCGTGGACACCAACGGCTGGACGTTCACGCTGTACTGGCAGACAAACGGCATGGGCGCCGCCTGGTGGAGCGACGCGACCAACGCCTTCTCCTGGACGCCCGAGCGCGACTGCGGGGCCGACGCCTACACGCTCTTCGTCCGGGCCGCGACCTCCAACGGAGTCAGCTACCGGGCCAACGCCCGGCTGCGCATGCTCGCCTCGCCCGGCTTCGACCCGGCCGACGCGCCCGAGCCCTCATACTATCCGGCCCTCGCCTCCGACGTCTCCCCTTACGTCTTCTCTCTTCTCGCCCCGTCCTTTGCCACCACCCAGCAGCTTGCCGACGCCAGCAACAGCCTTGCGGGCGCCCTGCTGGAGCACGCGGCGAACCGGGTGACCCGCCTGCAGACGGATGACGGCAAGCTCTGGCAGGACGCGACCGGCGGGGTGTGGAGCGTCAGCATGGTCGTCACGGCAAGCGTGTTGCGCGTCGTGTTTTCAGACGACTTCTTTTCCGACGTTCGCGGCCCGCCGCCTCAGAGCTATTACGGCTGGTCGTCGGGCTTCATTGACGGCGTCTGGTCCGGGGAGACAGTCCTCGGGGCGCATATGATTTCGGACGGCGCGGGCGCTATGTGGCTGGGTGCGTGGCCATCCGTCGATCCTGAAATTATTTATCCGTCAACGCTGATTCCCGATGCCGCGTCGGCCCACGGGACGGCCGTTGTCGGCATGGTTGATTTGGGCTACATGGTCACTTCGCGCACCGACGGCGTGCTCTACGAGTCTATCCTCCCCGGGCTGACCAACGGCTTCGTTTCCGCCGGCCAGACGACGAACATCGCAGCCGCGGCCGCGGCACAGGCCACAGCCGGCATGCTCACCAACGGCCAGCCCAATGTGTCTCTGCCCCTTTGCGTGCTCTCGAACGCGACGCTCTCCGGCCGCACCACCCTGCCCAACTCCCAGCCGACCAACCTGGTCATGCGGCTGTTTCTCTCCAACGACGTCATCCTTACAGAGGAGGTGTTCCAATGATCCGCCGCGTTCTCCCCTTTATCCTTTTGTGCTGCTGCGCCCTGGCCCGCACGAACATCGTTGTCCAGATCAGCGAGGACGGCGCTCAGACGATCCCTCCGAACGCCGTGGCGACGCCCGCGCAGGTCTTGTCAGTCGAGGCGGCGGCCGTCGCGGCCCAGACCGTCGCGGACACCGCGCTGCAGCGGGCCGGCGACTGCGAGGAAAAGGTCGGTCTCTTCTCCTCAAACTATGTCGTCACTTCGACCGTGTACGTGCAGAGCGTGGGCGCGATCATGTATGATCCGAGCAACCAGACGGTCAAGGTGCACAGTTTTACGGTGTCGGACACGAACGTCGTGATTCTCGGCACGTTCGCGCAGGAGCCGCTCCTGGTCCCCGTAATCGACTGGCGGCAGACGCTCGGCTCCGGAGGCGCGTGGTCGAACATCGAGGCGGTCTCGGTCGCGCAGACCTCCATCCCCGAGGGCGTCACGAACGCCGCCTCCGCATACCTCTTCACCCTGCCCCGGCCGGAAGGCGGGTCAGCGGTTTTCCGCATCGTCGACAACAGCACCGGAGCTAGCGGCAGCGGATTATATTGGGTCGTTTTCGGCGCGATCGTCGTGGACGGGCACAAAGGCGCGTCGTGCGTCATCACGAACGCGGTCGGCGAGACGACCAATCTTTACCGTGTCGTCGGCGGGATCATCGTCGAGCCGGAACCCCTGGGAGGCATGTGATGGGCGCAGGGGCCATACTGGTTGTCGCGCTGTGGGCTTTCTGCCTGGCGTTCTGGGCGTGCTCGTCGGGCTTCGCGCGCGGTCTGTTCGCGGAGATCCGGCGCCTGTGGCGCTCGATGGGGGTGCCGGGCCGCGTCATCGCCATTATCGCCGTGGTCTGCTGTGTGCAGAGCGGCGGCAGCAAGGGCGTCTCGCCGGTCGCGCGGGTCATGCGCCTCTTGTACTGGGCGCCCGGCTCGCAGTGGCAGCTGCTTACGGCGCACGAAGCCGCTGTTGAGGCCGCGTCCTCCGCGTCCGCCGCGACCGGCGCGCTCGCCCGCGCCGAGACGGCCGCCACGAACATCTCCGTTTACACGATCTCGTTCGGCTGGCACGCCCCGCAGCGGCTGCCCTATCACGCGCGCCAGAACGTCCTCTCTTACACGCCGCTGGTCGTGGCCACCAACATCGATGACGTTTTGTATGAGGACCATTACGTCGCGTTTAATGCGGTGGCATCCACCAACCCGGCCGTCATTCTCATCGAATATGCGAAGCGGCTGGACAGCGGCGAGATCGAGCGCCGCAGCTCGAGCGTGGTCACATCCAGTTTTCCGGACACGGCGACGGTGCAGCTGCAGTCCGGATCTTACACGTGCTACTGGTTCCGTTGCGCCGTGCCGCCGGGGTACGCGAACGCGGTCAGAGACTGGAACGGCGAGGCCCTCTTCGGCTCCCCGGCCGGGAGCGGTGCGGGCTTCGATTTGCTCGGTACTCTCGTCGTGGACGACGGTGACGACGTGTGGGCCGGCGCGAACACCAATATGGTGGTCGGCGCGGCGACCAACATTGTGCGCAACGGGGTTATAACGGAGGATTAAAATGAAAAGTGTAAGTTTTGTCTTGGCGGCGTTCGTGTTCTTTGTCGGGTTTTTAACCGGCTGGAAGTCAGCTAAGGAAGGGTCTGTGGTCACAGTTTCCTGCGATGACGGGTCCGCGCTCACGGAGCGCGTCGAGATGGTCCACTTCCGGACGCGCCTGCGCCATTCCGCCTGCCCGTCAAACGGTTTTTGGGAAGTTTCCGGCCGGCCCGCCGCGATCGAGGGGGACCTCTTCGACGGACGCACGCGCCACCTGTGGCCTCACAGGTGCGACCGGTGCGGGGCGACCAACACGCTCTTCGACGCGCGCTATCCGCTTGTCAAAGGGGAATGGAGGGCCGTGAAATGAAGGCCTCCTGGTTCAGCCTGGCCTGTTTCCTTCTGCTGGTGCTGCTCGTCATCGGCTTCTCTATCCGCGCGGCCGCCGCGCAGACCAACGGTCCCGCCGCCAAGGTTCCGGTCGAAGCGGTTAAGAGATTCGTGGAGATCGCCGGCAACAAGGTGCACGCGCAAACCGAGAAGGGCGCAAAAAAAGAAACCCGCACGTTCCCGTGCATGTTCGATATTTGCGGCCGCTCGGCCAGAGCCCGCGCCGACCGGAAGGGCAAACAATGACAAACTGCTCAATAGTTCTTTTCGGCGATTCTTACACCGCGGGACGGCTGCCCCACTCTCAGACTGACGGGGCCTTCCGCGACGCGCTCGGCGTCCCTTTGTACGCGGACTATTCCAAGAGCGGATCGACAGCCCAACAGTGGTCGATGGATATTGACGGAAGGCTTTCCTCTGTCATCAGCAGTTGCGCCGACATCGCGGTCGGCTCTCTCGGCGGCAACGATGCGTTTGAGGCGATGGCAGACGGCATAATCTCGGATACCGAGAAGATCGTGGCTCTAGCCGCCCTGTTCCATGTGCTGATGCGTCTTGCACGCAAGCCGGTCATTTTTATGATTTACCCCGACCCGTTCCACGGTTCTCGTCCAGACGCCGCTGCCGGTCATCGCCAGCTCGTTGACGCGATCGCCGCCGTCGCGAAATTCGCAAACTCGATTACGGGCAACATCACGATGCTCGATCTTTCAACCGTGCTCGGCCCGCAGCATTTCGACGGGGCAGACATACACCCCAACGTTACGGGCTATGCGTCGATGGCCAAGGCCGTTAGGCGGTTAATCGAGCGCCTGTAATTTACCTCCGTCCCGGGTGGGCGCGGCGGGATTAAAAAAAGGAAAAACATGAAACTCAAAGTCACACTCTCACTGCTCGCCTGCGCGGCGATCGCGCTGTCGGGCTGCAACACCGTCAACAAAGAGAACATCGACGCCGGCGCGGGCTGGGCCGATAAGTTCTACGATCAGCCCAATACCGCCTCCGTGTTGGTGATCGAAAACACCAACACCAACCAGGTCGCCGAATTCACCGCCAAAAACTTCACGCGGTTCGAGCTGAGCACGCCCGTCCCCGTCAAGTCGGTCATCCCGCGCGATCCGGAATGGTACGACGGCCTTTACGACACGCTCAAGACGGTGGCCCCTTACGCCTTCATGGGCTGGATCTTCACGGACGGCGGCTTCGGCAGCCGCACCACCTCCACCGTCAACAACAACTACGCGCAATGAGGCCGCCCCTCCACACGTCCGCCGCTCTCGCCGCCGCGCTGGCCCTCGCGATCCTTCTGGGGCTGCACGGCTGCGGGGGCTGCGCCCTGATCGTCCCGGAAGGAGAAGCCGACTATGAAGTCGCTCCCTGACCTGCCCTATGAGCGCGCGCCTCACGGCAGCGAGGACAAGTACCGGCTCACGAGGTACGTCACCTTCCGCTGGCGCAATCCTCCCAAATGGACACGCCGTGCGCTGGCCGGAAAACCTGTCCTCTGCCCGGAAGGCTTGCTGCGCCTCTCCTCTGATCCGGAAGGCGCACCCGTCCTGCTGCTGTCGGTTTTCGCGGGCTTCTGCTTCGCGGTGTCGGTAGCGCCGAACTTCGCCCGCGCGCTGGCCGCCGCATGCCTTCACGACTTCCTCTATAAGTATGCGGCACTGATCGCGGCCGTCTGCGGGCTCAAGGTCCGCTCGGTCCTGCATATCGCCGACCATTGGTTTTTAGCACAGATGCGCGCCAGCGGATTCCTGCTCAAGCGCTCGTATTTCATCGGCGTCCGGATGTGCGGCTACTGGTTCAGCCGCCTCACACAAACAACCAAAGGAGAAACATGAAAAGACTGATGCTCATCGCGGCCCTCGCCGCGCTCGGCGTTCAGGCCGCCCGCGCGGGCTGGCTCTACGAAGACACGCTCACCGTGCAGCCCGGCGCCACCAACGCCGTGACCGACATCACGCTCAGGGGCGGCAGCATTGCGGCGACCTGGACCTCACCGCTGGATTTCGTGGCCGTGGCCAACGCCGCCGGCTCCGGGACCGGCAACGTGTCTTGGACGGAGGTCGTCCTGGGCGAGGAGTACGCGATCGCCTCCACCAACGGCATCGCTCCCGGCGCGAAAGCCGCGCTCTGGCCGAGGCGCCAGTACACGCTCAACGCGGCCACCAACGACGCCGCCTACGCCGAGACCTACCACATGCGCACGCTCCGCGTCCGCGTGTGGCAGGCGTCCACCAACTCCACTCCGACGGTCTACAACCTCGGCGCGGGAACCCGCTAGAGGAGGCCGGGACGGCTCATGCGCGACCTGCCCAGAATACCGCTGCCCACCGAAGCCTCGTCCGCCGAGCTGGCCAAGCTCCCGGCGCCGCTCCGGCGCGAGGCGCTGTTCTCGGCGCGCATGAACCGCCTCGGCCCGCTGGTCGCGGCGGGCGCCAAGATCAAGGGCATCCTCGACGGCACGGTCTCCATGAGCGACGCCCGCAAGGAGATCCGCGAGGCGCTCGACGCGGCGGGCTACGTCCCCCCGGAGGGCGCCGAGGGCGGCCTGCGCGACCACCGCAGCAAGGCCCGGCTCGACTTGATCCTCACCCAGAACGTGCGCAAGGCCCGCGGCTACGCGCGCCGCGAGGCCGACATGGAGATCCTCGACGACTGGCCCGCCCAGGAGCTGGTCCGCCTCTTCCAGCGCAAGGCCGCCCGCGACTGGGGCCAGCGCTGGACCGCCGCGGGCGGGCGGCTGTACGGCGGGCGCATGATCGCGATCAAGACCGATCCGATATGGGCCGCGATCTCCCGCTTCTCCGAGCCCTACCCTCCCTTCGACTACGGCAGCGGTATGGGCCTGCGCGACATCGACCGCGGGGAGGCGGAGAAGCTCGGGCTGATCGGCCCGGACGACGTGCTCACGCCCGAGGAGCCGGAATACCCCGAGGTCCGCGAGGCGAACATGCCCGGCGTCGACCGCATGCCGGAGCTTCAGGCGGCGGTGGAGAAGGCCATGGGCGGCGGCGCGTCCTTCGACGGCCCCGTGCTGCGCTTCCCGACCCGGCCGGCCGTCTCCGGATCCGCGGGCTCGCCCGAGTCCCTCGGGCTGCCCGGCCTGGCCCCGGCCTCGGTATCGCGCACGCCTCCGGCCGTGCGCCCCGAGGAGGCCCTCGCGCTGATCCGGCGCGGCGCGGCCGCCACCGCGGACCCGGACGGCAACAAGGCGGAGATCGACGCGGAGACCGTCGCGCACTGGCAGAGGAACAAGCCCGGCGAGACCCGCCGCCGGCTCGCGACCATCCGCCGCGCCTTCGACGCCGTGCGCGAGCCTCAGGAGACCTGGGAGCGCAAGGGCCGGAAGTACTACCTCAAAGCGACGGCCGACAAGGACGGCCGCATGACGCACACCTACGTCATCGTTAAAGACGGCAGGGTGGAGACGTGGGTCAGCAGCTCCAAGGCCGGGACGGCCGAGAACAAGCGGGGCGGGAACCTGCTGCAGAGGCAGGGCGAATAAAAAAGGAAGACCGGGGGGAACCCGCCCCCCCGATCAACTCGCCCGGTCATCGCCGACGGAGGCCACCGGGCGGCCACAGAAGTCAAGTGTAGCAAACCGACGGGGAGGGCGCAACATGAAGGTCGAGGTCTGGGGCGAAGACGAGGCCAAAGAGGCCATAGGCGAGGTGATGGCGGCGATGGCCGACAAGCCCGCGCTGCACAGGCAAATCGCGCTCAAAGCCGTGCCCGTCGTCAGCAACTGGCTGAAGGACCGCGACGGCAAGATCAAGCACCGCCCCGGCTGGCCCCGCACGGGCTACTGGGCGACCGCTGGCGAGTCCACGCGGGCGGAGTCCGACGCGGACGCCGCGTGGGTCATCGTCGATGGCGGCGACGCGAAGGGAGTCGGCCTGCACCTGCGCGGCGGCACCGTCAAGTCCTCGCGCCCCGGCGGCAAACTCGCCATCCCGCTGCGCGCCGAGCTTTTCGACATGAACCCGCGCGAACGGTTCCCCGACCGCAAGGACGCCTTCGTGCTCGCCTCCAAGGGGCGCGGCCCGTCCGGACGCGCCTTCCTCGCCTACAGGGAAAAGGGCGGCGCCCTGCGCCTGGCCTACCTCCTGCTCTCCAGCGTCACGATCGACGCCGACCCTACCGTGCTGCCGCCCTCCGACCGGCTGGCCGAGGTCGCCCGCAAGGCCTGCATAGCCTATGTCCGCAAGGCCGCCAAACAGGTCTCCGGCGCGGCCATCCGCACCGGGCCGAAAGGCCCGAAATGAGTGCCGTCTCCCTCACCATCACGCCGTCCGCCGGCTCGGCCTACACGCTGGCCCAGTCCCCCGGGCGGCTCCAGGACGGCACGCCGCTCGGGCCGGACAACATGGACTTCCGCACCGACAAGGGCACGCTCGACCGCGAGCCGATCGGCGCGGACGGCGTCGAGACCGAGGCGGTCGGCTGCGACCGCCGCGTCCTGACCTTCTCGGTCCAGCGCGTCTACGCGTCCGCCTCCGCGGCCCTGACGGGCTTCGCGGGCCTGGAGGCGGCATGCCCGTCCAAGGGAGCGATCGCGCTCGGCGGCTCCACGCTCATCGCGGCGGCCACGCTCCGCAGCCTCGCCGCCCGGCTGAAGGGCCGCAACGTCTCGGCGGTCTACACCTTCGAGGGCTACTGATATGAAAGCCGACAGAGAGGTCAAGATCGGTTTCACGACCGAGCACGACGGGCGCGGCGCGGACGAGGCGAACAAGAAGATCGACGAGACCAAGAAGAAGGCCGGCGAGGCGGCGGGCGGCTTCGGCAAGCTCGGCCAGTCGATCACCCTGGTCAAGGGCGTGATGGAAAAGGTCAACGCGGTCTTCATGGGGCTGGGAATCATCGGCGTCATTACGACGGCCGTCAACCTCGTCAGGCAGCTCCACGAGTGGATCAACAAATCCAAGACTCGCACCGCGGAGCTGGCCGAGGAGGCGAAGAAGGCCGCCGAAGTCAAGGCGGTCGAGGCTCTGTCCGACCAGTACAAGAGACTCTCGGACAACATCAAGCTCGCGCGGGATGCGGCCGAGGACATGCGCAAAATATCCGACATCCACCTCGGCAACATGCGGGGGCTTGAGGACGCGCAGTCGGCACTCGACGAGGATAATGAGATCGGGGAAGTCAAGAAGGACGACCCCGACAAAGCCGTCAAAGAGGACGCGATCCGGAAGAAGTACGCGCGGCGGCGAGCGCTCACCGCCGTCTCGCGCAAAAAAGAGGATCTCGTCTTTGACCGCCAAGAGCTGCTGGCGGACGCGGCCGCAGCCGAGGCTGAAGCCGAAGAGAGAGAGTCGGCGCTGTCAGACGACGACGCGCTGGCCGACAAGACGCGGAGGCGGCTCGCCATGGAAAGGCAGCGCTCCAATGCGAAAAAACCCTCGCGGCTGAAACTCGCCGTTTCGACGGCCGGGCTGGCCGGACGTTTGGCGTCCGAGGCTCTCCCTGATATGGTCGATGACGTGGAGGTCCAGGATAAGGCGCGGAAGGAAATCCCGGTGCTGGAGGAAAGGCTGAAGAAACTGGAGGACGGCATCGCGGCCAAAGAGGGCGAGATCGCGGCGGCGCGGCGCAAGGCGGAGTCCGGACGAAAGACGGCCGCCGCGCTGGGCGGAGGCTTCGAGGCGCTCTCCGTCGCGCAAAAGTTCGAGGACAAGTCCGGACGGCGCGGCATGTCCGAAGCGCAAGACGCGATCGACAAGGCCGCCGCCGAGCGCGAGCGCGAGCGCCGCGACCTGGAGCAGGCCCGCCGCGACAAGGCCGCCGCCGAAGCGCGCAAGGGCCACCTGGAGGCGGGCCTGTCGGCCGCCAAAGGCGCGGCGGACACGGAGAGCCAGGAGGCGTGGCGCGCCCGCAACGCGCTCGACGCGCACGAGTCCAGCAGGCCCTCCGGCGGCGGCGGCAAAAAGTACGCCGATGCCGGGCGCGCGCTTCAGGCCGCATGGGAGCGCGAGCAGGCCGAGGCCAACGCCGCGGTCAGGGCCGCGGAAACGCTCGGCGAGGCCACCGCCAAGAGCATGGAGACGGTGAACGGCATCCTCTCCAAATCAGCCTCGAGGATCAAGGCGATCGAGGCCAAGTTCAACAAAGACGCCTACGGCGACAACGGGACGGGGGGCTGA